GGACTGCGGCATGTTCCTGGCTGAGGTCTACGAGCAGACGGGCGTCATGCCCCATGTGGTCCCCGATGAATACCCCCCCGACTGGCACATGCACCAGGACGGAGAGCGGTACCTGGGCCTGGTGGCGGCCCATGCCCACCAGGTGGAGGTCGGCCTGCCGGGTGACATCGTGCTTTATCGCTTCGGCAGGTGCGTCAGCCATGGCGCCATTGTCATCGCCTGGCCTCAGATCATCCACGCCTACATCCGGCTGGGGGTTGTGCTGGACGAGGGGGAGCGAAACACCGTGCTGCGCGAGGCGCAGGCTGGATTCTGGTCTCCGTGGGGAGGTGCCTGATGGGTGGGGTATTCGGAGGTAGACATAGCACCAGCACCACGGAGCAGGTTCTGGCCGGGATGCAGATTCAGACCAGTTCCTACGGTGGGGTTCTGCCGATCGTCTATGGCACCACTCGCATCGCAGGGAATCTGGTCTACTACCCAATCAACGACTTCAAGGCCATCCCCCACACCACCAGCACCACCGTGGGCAAGGGTGGCGGCGGTTCCACGGTCACCAACACCACCTACACCTACACGGCCTGCGTCATACTGGCGCTCTGCGAGGGTCCCGCCACCAGCATCAACCAGGTTTGGAGGGACAAAGACCTGGGCAGTCTGTCCGGGTTCGGCTTCACCTTCTTTTCTGGAACCCGCACTCAAACGCCCTGGAGCTACCTGACCTCCAACCACCCGACCCAAGCCACCGGCTACTCCGGCATGGTCCTGGTGGCTAACGCCGCTGCCGACCTGGGCAGTTCCGGCGCCATGAAAAACCACAGCTTCGAGGTAATCGCCCTGGCCGCCACCCAGCAAGATCCTGCCGCCCACGCAGCCTATGATGCGAAGCCCTCGGATATTGTCATCGACTTCCTGAGCAATGCCTACTACGGCGCCACATGGGACCCGACGAAGATTGGGGACCTGGTGACTGGCGCGGCAAGCTACGCCACCTATTGCCAAGCGGCGGGCTTCGTTCTGTCTCCCGCCTTCAACACCCAGAAGCCAGCGAGAACACACCTGCAGGACATTTTCGACGCCACAAACTCAGATTCCGTGTGGCACTCAAGCGCAACCAGTATGGTCCTGAATGTGGTGCCCTACGGCGACCAGCCCATCACAGCCAACGGGACCACCTACACCCCGAATACGACCCCGCTCTACGACCTGACCTACGACGACTTTCTCGGGGTGGTAGGGAAGGACGGGAAGCCCACCGGCAAGAGCCCCATCACGATTACCCGCACCTCCAACCAGGATGTCTACAATTCCGTTCCGGTCGAGTACTGGGACCGGCTGACGGGCTACAACGTGAGCGTGGTGGATGTTCCCGAGCCGACCGATGTGGCCGTGAACGGGCTCAAGAAGGCTTCCCCGATGAGCCTCCACATGATCACCCGGGCCAGCGTGGCGCAGTCCATCAGCACAATTAAGGCCCAGCGAAATGTCTATGTTCGGAACCAATACACCTTCAACCTCGGCTGGCGCTACTTCCTGCTGGAGCCGATGGATCTTGTGACCCTCACGGACCCCATCATCGGCTTCGATCACAAGGTCGTCCGCATCCTCAGCATTGACATACCAGACGAGAGCAGTGAGGAGAACGGCATCACCGTTACCGCCGAGGAGTGGCCCTTCGGCGTGGCCACCGCCACAGCCTACACGGTCCAGACGCCATCGGGCGTTGCGCCGAATGTGAATGCTGACCCTGGTCCGGCGGCTGACCCGACCATCTTCGACAGCCCTGCTCTCTGGTCGCAGAGTGGCGGCCCAGAGGTCACGCTGGCGGCGGCTGGTGGCTCAATCTGGGGTGGCGCCGAGGTCTGGGTCAGCACCACGGGGACGACCTATGCCAAGGCGGGCTACATCACCAACCCATGCCGTTTCGGCACCCTCACCGCCGCGCTGGCGGCCTACGCAGGCGGCACGGCCCAGGACAACACCAACACCCTCTCCGTCACTATCCCCAACGGTGGTGCGCTCTTCAGTGTCGACAATGCCAGTGCGGCGGCTGGTCTGAATCTGATCTGGGTGGACGGGGAGATGATCAGTTTCCAGACTGCCACGCTCACGGGTACGAACGCCTACAATCTGACCGGGCTCTACCGTGGGCTCTACGGCACCTCACCTGGCAGCCATCTCTCCGGGGCGAAGTGGGCGAAGTGCGACCCCAATGTTTTCCACTACGCCATCCCGGCGGCGCAGGTGGGCGTCCCGCTCTATGTGAAGCTCGTCTCCTACAACCAATGGGGCGGCGGGCTGAGGCAGATCAGCGCCGAGACTGCATATACCTTCACGCCCACCCTCCAGACTCTGCCGGGGCCAACCAGCGTCACGGTAGCGGTCGCAGACACGCCTTTCTGGTGAGGTGTTGCAATGAGGTCCAAGGATGACAGCGATGGGATCAGCGGCACGGGCGGCACGGGCGGCGGCCCTGCTGTCCTCCGACGGCAGTACATCGCCGTGACTTGGGAGTGGCCTTCCAATGTCGCAAATCCGTCCAGCTTTGAGGTTGCGATCTACACGGGCGCGGACCCCACCGCCACGGACACTTATGTGGTTCCTCTGAAGAAGTGCCTGGGCACGGATATGCGCTTACAGGTGACCGTCTCACCATCCACCAATCTGACGAACATCAGTGCGGCTGTGAGGGCATTGTATGAGTAGCTCACCCTGGTCCACCAGTTCTGCCTCTGGAACCGCCACGGCATTGTCCACGGATCTGGCAACGGGGGCGGCTGTCGCCGCAGCTCAGACCGCCGCGAATAATGCTCAGGCTGCGGCTAATGCAGCACTTGACGGTCTCTCTATCATCATCTCGGACAATACCTTAAGCCCTGTCGAAAAATCCGCCGTAGTGTTGGACTACATGAACATTACGAATGAGCAGGCCGGGATTGATGCTCAAGCAGACGCTTACGCCGTGAGCCGCACGGCCTATGACACTTCCGTCTCGGCTCTGACCTCCTACCTCGGAACACTCACGGGCTGGAATGTCATTCCCGGCTCGGGCGTGACCATTGATGGCCCAACCTTCCGGCAGAAGTTTGCCGATGTGTACTCCACTCGTCAGGCGCTTCTGAATGCGATCTATGCGAAGGCTAAGGCTCTGGCTGATGCGGCACAAGCCACGGGGAATAGCGCACAGACCGCCGCGAATAATGCTCAGACAGCCGCGAATAACGCACAGACCGCAGCTAACACAGCGAACACAGCTCTCGCCAACATTGCCTCAGACAACATTCTCAGTCCTGGTGAGAAGCCTGCCGTAGTCCTCGACTACACCAACATCACGAATGAGCAATCCGGGATTGATGCTCAGGCTGGTGCCTTCACTTGCACAGCGGTTGATGCAGCTAAGGGGCCTTACGACACTGCCGTCTCATCACTGACCTCCTATCTGGGCACACTTACGGGTTGGAACGTCATCCCTGGTTCTGATGTAGCCATCGTGGGAACCACCTTCAGACAGAAGTTTGCCGATGTGTACTCCACTCGTCAGGCCCTTCTGAATGCGATCTATGCCAGGGCCAAGGCGCTTGCAGATGCGGCGCAGTCTGGCGTCAACACCATCAACGACCCCGACACCCTCACCGTCGGTGAGAAGCCTCAGATCATCCTGGATTACAACGCGATCACGGGCGAGAACGCGGACCTCGTGGCGAAGGCCAATGCCTACAGCGTGGACCACTCCACCTATGACACGGCCTATTCCGCGCTGCTATCTTATCTGTCCACCCTCACCAGTCCCACGGCCTGGAACTCCCTCAGCGGAACCACATCGCTTGGAACTGGCAACCGTGTGGCCTTGTGGAATCCGAAATGGGCCGCCGTAAAGAATGCCGCCTCCGATCTACGTAACGCCATTGCGGCTGGAGCTGGGCAGAAGGCGATCAGCACGGCAGCGACGGACGCCAGCACCAAGGCCAACGCCGCACAACTCGCGTCCCAGCCACATCAGGTGGCGTGGGCCTATGCGTCCAAGCCAGCGCTTCCGAGTGCGCTCTATCCCGCAGGTTACTACGCGATCACCACGGACGCCCGCACGGTGCAGGTGAACGCGGCAGGCACGGCGTGGACGGATGTGCTGGTGGCGGCGACGGGGGTTTTCGGACAGTTCTTTACGAAGCAGCTTGTGGTAATGAACTTCGACAATCTGATCCCAAACCCCAATAGTGAGCTGGATCTTACGAACATGCCGGTCGGGAGCTATGAGGGCGCTGGGGTTGTCACCGCATCGGACTATGGACTTTCGGCACGGTCAGGAACAAAGGTTCGACTCGTCCAAAGCTCCCAAGTGCCCTTGTGGCTTACGGATTTCATCCCGTGTGGTGTTGGCGACCAGTTTTACTTCGAGGGATACGCCATTCCCATAGATGTAGCCGGGCAGCGGATAGACTTCTTCGTGGTTTTCTTCGGCGCCGACAAAGTTACGGAATTGGCGTATCCGATGGGGTCTACCTATGCGCCTGGCAATGTGTGGAGCAAGGTGTCCGTAGCGTCAACACCAGCTCCGGCAGGTGCGCTTTATGTTCGGTTTGCCGCTCAGACCTACTCGACCACCACCAGATACCTCATTGACGATCTATATGCCCGCCGAATGGCCGACGCCTCCATGATCGTGGATGGCACTCTCCAAGCCCTCGTGGTGAAGACCCCGCTGCTCTACTCGCTGGACATCCGGAGCGGGTCGAACGCGAGCGGGTACCAGGCGGGCACAAATAGCTCGGCACCCGTCGGGTTCAGGATCAGCGCGACACCGTTCCCCACTTCTTACCTCGGTGCCTCTGGCCAGGATGCCACCCTAGTTCAAATGGAGCTTGGTGCTGGCATCAATATCGCAGGCTATAAATTGTCTGGCCTGACTGCCCGTTCCATGAGCGCCATCGGTGACAATTTGCAGACCGGAATGTCCTTTCGATGCTTCTACCGTGGGAGCAATGACCCTGGTACCAGGGGCGGACGCCCCAACATCTCTCGGCTCACCATCACGCCAACGCTCTACCAGACGGACACCACCTACACGGGACGCCTCGATCTCAAGCTGGCACCAAGTTCATACACGGATAATTTGGATGGGCTCTCCTACGCCAAGATCGAGTTATTCAGCCAGTCCGCCGCCGGCACAACGGCCACGCTGACCGCACAGGGTGTCTACTATTGCACACTGCCAGATCGGATCTACTACAACCCAACGAGTGATTCAGATCCCGGGAACGCGTCCTATGCGACCCAGGTTATTGCCGAGGCTGCGCTGCCAGGATTCCCGGCATGCAAGGTCACGCTCTACGGCGTGGCGGGATCGAGCGATACCCACTGTTTCTATTCGGCGTCCGGGTGGAATGTTGGGACTGCGCTCACGGACAACGGCACAGCTTGGCCGTCAGGTATCACGGGGTCAACGGGTGGCGGAACTGGCGGTGGCACGGGCGGTGGAGGTGCCTGTCCAGACCCCAATGTGCCTTTGCTCATGGCCGATGGCACCGAGAAGCCTGCTGGTGTTATCCGTGTTGGTGACCGTGTTGTAGCCTGGGACGAAGACGCAGGGTGCGAATGCGTGGAGGAAGTCACGAGCGCAGTTATGAGCACAAACCACCGCTGGCTGCTTGTTCTTTCCAACGGGCGCACGGGCAAGTTCGCCTCCAATCACCGATTCCTGCTTAGTGACGGACATTGGCAAGAAATACAGCACCTAGTCCCCGGCGATGTGCTAACGAACGGCCTAGTTGTAGAATCCGCACGGGCCGACGTTTACGGGCCTGTCGTCAAGATCACCGTCAACCGAGTCCACACTTACATCACGCTGGGTGTGGTATCCCACAATGTGAAGCCCCAATAGCTATAGGAGCCACCATGGCCGACACCCTTCAAACCCTTGCCTTTCTCAATGGAAAGGAGGCCGCGCTCACCCAAGCTAAGAACCTGGTGGATCAGTGCGCCGCTTCCATCGCCCAACTCCAAGCGGCCAACTACGCGGAGAAAGCACCCATCGTCGCCTCGCTCCAGGGCGTACCCACCATCGGCATCAAGTCGCAACTCACCGTTGAGGCCGAGGCCGAGCGGCTGGTGGGCATCGGGGCCATGATTGACGCGATCAAGGCCAACCCCGACATTGACCCCACAGCAACCGAAGCGGCCTGGGTCACAGCAGTTGCGGCATTCACCACGAACCCGGCCATTGAGAACCCCGTGGGCGTGGTCACGGCCATCATGCGGATCATCAACGCACCTGACTGGGCATCGTTCAAGTCCATCATCGTGGCCGGGGTCAAGGCTGATCTGATCGCGGCGGTATCATAGCTGCCCTTGGCGGTGGACTCGTCCCAACATCAAGATCCTGGATTAGAACGCCCGTGGAGGGCACTGTGCAACACATCACGAAAGCACCGAGGTACACATGGGGGCAGAGTTCGAGACCTACGCGATGCGGGGACTGGTGGCTGTGCTGGGGGCGGCCCTCTCCGCCTTCATTTGGCGGGAGGTCACCTCCAAGGACAAACTGTGGAGGGCGGTCAATCAGAACCGGATGGACCATGAAGCCGCGTTGAAAGAAGCGCGGGACAGTTTCACCCGCGCCCTGGAGCGTGTGGCCGACCAGTTCCGCCTGTCCATTGACTCACTGAACGACACCATCGGAAGCCTCAGCGCCACCGTGTCTAAGCTCGATAGTACGATGGCCCGAGATTACGCCACCAAGGATGACTTGCGGGAAACGCGGAACGAACTACGCACGGAGATCCAGTACCATACAGAGAACTGCCCGCTGAAATATGGAGGTGACCGATGAACCTGAACTTCAGCCAGTCCACCGGCATGGTGACCAGGGATGACGGCGCACACGTTGGCCAGGGATGGGCTGGGAATGGGGAGGGCAAGTGCAACCCCGCCATGCAGCACGTCCACAACGTGGGGCCGCTACCCCAGGGCATCTACCGCCTCGGCCCTTGGCAGAACCATCCCCACCTGGGACGGATGGTGGCGCCCCTGACCCAGATCACCGGGGAGACCTTCGGGCGGGACGGCTTCTTCATCCACGGGCCGAGCATGGACCCCGCCCGCCGAGGCCAGGAGTCCCAGGGGTGCTGCGTGGTTCCTTTCGCCGGGCGACTGAAGATCCACGACCTCACACCCGGCCCCGATGACACACTGACGGTGACACCATGACCGCGTTCCTGCTCGGGAGGATGTAATGCCACCGTGGCTGACTGATCTATTGGAGAAGTTGAGGCCGCGCCTAGGTATTGGCCGCGCCTTTGACAGCCAGGACCACACCCTGGAGGTCAACCTGGCCGCCTATGGTGTGGGGCTCATCGCCGCTGCGGGTTGGCTGACGTGGTGGTTCTACACCGGCCCACGGGACGGCAACCTGGTCCTAGCCCTCAGCGCTTTCCTCACCGCCATTACCGGCGGCCTGTTCAAGAAGGGGTCCAATGCACCGGAACCACCGAAGGGGGACGAGCCGTGAACGACGCTCAGAAGGGGCTTGTCGCCTGCGTTCTGGTATTCGGGGCCGGGCTAGGGACAGGATGGATGCTGTGGAGGCCGAAGACCCCGAAGCCGGAGACCTACGCCCCCGCCGCAAGGCAGCAGGACGGAAGCCTGGTGCTGGATCGCAAGCCGCAGCAGGACGCGAAGCCCGTCCAGCAGATCCCCAAGGGGGCAAAGGTGGAGCGCATCGTCCAGGTGACCGTCCACCCAAACCCAGGTCCGGGGCCTTTGCGCCCCTCCGCGTCCGATGCTTCGGGAACCGTTGACAACCGTGAAACAGCGCCGCCCTTAATTTCAGTTCCAGGGGGAAACGAAAATAAGCCCCCCTGCCCGCCCGTGCGCGTGGACCTCAGCCTAGTGAGGATGCCTGACCAGTCCCGCCGCGTGGTGGCATCCAGCCCTGACGGTGTGGTCGTGGGCGGGGTGGACATCCCTGTGGATGCGGCGGTGCCTCAGCGGGTTCTGAAGTGGGCAGCGGGGCCAAGCTGGAACCCTGCCGACAGAACCTTCGGCGCATGGATCGAGCGGGACGCTGGGTTCCTCCGCCTGGGAGCCGATCTCCACCAAGTGCGAGAACCCACGGCGGCGGGTGGCCGCACCACATGGGCTGGGTTCATCCGGGTCGGTATTCAGTTCTGAGGATGCCATCACGCCGCCCGCCCGCCGTGGCGGCTCCTCACGGCAGCGAGGGTGGAGTGGGCGCCCGGCTCATTGTGGGCCGGGCGTTTTCTTGTGCCTGTGTGCAGGTGTGATAAAGATCACAATGTGTGGAGCGATGATCAATAAAGTGTTGCGTCCTGGCCAACGGCACCTAAACTGAAAGCATGGACTAGCGGCCAACACAGGCCGCCAACATGGAGTCAGGAATGGACCAACCCACCCTCAACAACTTTGGAGCCTGGATTCAGGCGTACGGGGTGCGGGCTCTCGCCCGGCGCCTCGGCGTAGATCCAAGCGCCGTGACCAACTGGAAGAAGGGCCGGACCCAGCCAACGCTGGACCACGCCGCCGAAATCCTCAAACTGGCGAAGGGCAAGTTGAAGCCTAGCGATCTGAAGAAGGCGGTGAAAGTTGGCCCAGCCTAAGAAGCCCATTCTCCGTCGGCACCAAGAACACCCCACCACCCCGCCTCGGTCCTTCCCGCATGAGCGCGAAGCCGTGGCCTACGCCAGCAAAACGCTGGAGATTGAGGTTGAGCGATGAGCAATGAACTGATGATGAAGGCCACGGCATCCGCCACGACCTCCGTGTTAGGCGCCATGGAGGCCCCGACCGAGGAGACCATGGAACAGCGCCGCAAAAGATGGCTGGATGATCGCCGGAAGGCCATCAGTGCCACCGACCTAGCCAAGATCCTCGGCCTCTCCCCGAAATCCTGGGGCGGCCCGATGAGCGTGTGGCTTGCCAAGACTGGAGCCCTCATGGATGAGGACTTCGTGATGAGCGAGGAGATGGAGATGGGCCTCGAACTGGAGGAGACCATCCTCCGGGTCTACGCCAAGCGCACGGGGCACGAAATCGTCCGCGCTGACCCCTATGACTTCCGCAAGGTGCCGGGTTCCGACATCCTCGGCGCCTCCTTCGATGCCCGCCGCGCAGGGGGTGACCACCGCCCGGTGGACGCCAAGAATGTGGGTTACTGCGATCCCTCAAAGGGCTGGGGAGAGCCGGGGACCGATCAGATCACCAAGGGCTACCTTGTCCAACTCCATGTGCAGATGATGGTGGACACCGCGCCCTACGCGGACCTCGCCGTCCTCGAACGGGGCCAGAAGTTCCGGTGCTATGAGGTCGAGGCCGACCTGGAGCTTCACGCCTTCTTCAAGGAGGCCGCCGAGAGTTTCTGGCTCAACCATGTGATCGCGGACATCCCGCCCGAAGTGGACGGCTCCGATGATTGGGGCCACTACCTGGGGAAGATGGCGCAGGCCACCAAGGCGGTCAAAGACCCCACCCCTGAGCAACTGGAGGAGGCGAAGCGCCTCTTTGAAATCCGCACCACCATGGCGGCCCTGGACGAGGAGCAGAAGGCCATCGAGAACCGCCTGAAGCAAGCCATTGGGGAAGCCTCCGGCCTCAAGGGCATCGCCACTTGGAATCAAACCAAGGGGCGCGTCACCACCCGCTGGGAGGAACTGGCCCGCAAGCACATCCACGAAAAAGACCTCGAGCGCCTCATCCCCGAGTTCACGGCGGCTGGCAACGGCTACCGCACCTTCCGCTTCAACTTCAAAGGAGAATGACCATGGCCGAAACCATGACCCCCGCCGCCAGGGCCAAGAGCCCCATCCACCAACTCCAGGAGCTTCTGGAGAGCCGCAAGGGCGCCCTCGCCGCGCTCCTCCCGCGCCACCTGACCGCCGACCGCCTGATGAAGGTCGCCATCAACGCCGCCAGCCGCAACCCGCTCATTCTGAAATGCACCCCGGCCTCCGTGGTCAAGGCGGTGATGCAGGGTGCCGAGCTTGGTTTGGAGGTGGGCTCCGCGCTTGGCGAGTATTACTTGGTCCCGTTCAAGAACAACAAGACCGGGAACTACGAGGCGCAGGGCATCCCCGGCTACCGGGGCCTCATCTCCCTGGCCCGCCGCACGGGCGAAATCGCCATGATCTTCGCCGCCGTGGTGAAGGACGGCGATGAGTTCACCTACCAGTTGGGCTCTGACCCCCTCCTCATCCACCGCCCGAACCTGGACGCCGATGAGAACGCGCCCGTGAAGTGGGTCTACGCCGTGGCGAAGCTCAAGGACGGCTCCACGCAGTTCGAGGTGATGAGCCGCAAGGCGGCAGAGGGCATCCGCTCCCGCTCCCGCGCTGGGCAGAGTGGCCCATGGGTCACCGATTGGAACGAGATGGCGAAGAAGACCGTCATCAAGCGCCTGACCAAATACCTCCCCCTCTCCGTGGAACTTGCCAAGGCCCTGGAGGTGGACAACAAGGTCGATGGCTTCCCCCCCATGCCTGGGGAGGTGGTCATTGACGCCCCGGACGAACTGGACCACCAGATCGCCGGAGCCCTCGGCATGGACTCGGTGGAAGATGCCCAGCCGGAAGGACCCAAGGGCAACGCCGACCTGAAGGCCTCCCTCAAGGGCTCCAAGAAGCCCGCCAAGGGTGCCGAGCAGGAATCGGAGGTGCCCCACGCCGGAGCCGGGCACGGTGTAGACGCCCCGCCCGAGCAGGAGGCTACGCCCGCCGGGAGCCCGGAATGGTTGCCTATCGACTGATCCCGCCATGATGACGGCCCTGGGGACCACCAACCCCCAGGGCCGTTCCAGAAGGAGGAGCCATGCACGATGAAACACAAGACCTCCCGCTGTTCCAGCTGGCTGACCCCAAGGTCCGGGGCACAGAGGAGGAACCACGCCTCTCGCGCCAGTGTCAGGCGATCCTGGCTCGGCTAAAAGAAGGCCCGGCCAGCAATTCAGACCTCATGCAGATCGCCCAGCGCTTCGGTGCCCGCATCCACGACCTCCGGGGCGCAGGCTACACCATCGAGATTCTGAGCCGTGACCGCGTGACGGGCGTGACCACCTACGCCTTGGAGCCACGACCATGACCTGGACCCTCATCATCCCCAAGGTCCCGCCCAGCGGGAATGTCATCAAGCGCATGGCGTGGCCGGTGTACGGTCGGCTCATGCATGAGTGGTTCTGGCTGATCCGGGCGGCGCCGGGATTCGTGGACATCCCCAAGGCCGGGTGCAGGCGTCGGCTGACCCTGACCCGGTTCGGTCGTGGCACCCTTGACCGCGACAACCTCTATGCCAGCATGAAGCCGGTGATTGATGTCCTTCGCCCCCCGAAGCATGAGGAGGGCTACTACAAGACCGGCAAGAAGGCAGGCCAGTATTGGAGCCGACGGCGCATCGGCCACGGATTGATCCTGGAGGATGACACCGCCCACCTGGACCTGATCGTGGTGCAGCACCCGCTGTGCAAGGGAGAGAAGCCCCACCTGTGGGTGATCCTGGAGGACGCCCCGCTGGGAAAAGGGGGTTGACGCAAGGCGGCAATCTCCTAAACTGAAAAGACCGGGCCTGAATCGCGCAGGATGCCCCGGATGAGTTCACGACATCCCCCCCGCTGGTGACCGGACAGACCGCAAGGTGTTCCGGACGCGACCACCAGCGAGGGGGCCTTTGCCCGGAGCGGGCATGAAACAGAAAGAACTAGCATCACGGGTGGAATCCCTGGGGTGGATCTACGCGATGCGCGGATCGAAAGGATGGCGCTGATGGCACGGTGCAGGATGGACCGACCTGAGCGGGCCGATTATTTCCGCATCTTCTCCAGACATATGCTCATGGATGAGGACTACGAGAACCTGAGCCGTGAGGAATGGGGCTCCGTTTTCCTCCTCATGCTCCACCAATGGGCCAAGGGCGGCACCCTGCCCGATGACCGCCGGAAGTTGGCTGGGCTGGCCCGATGCACCCCGGATGAACTGGATGACCTGCTGGCGAAGTGGCCGAAGCTGGAGCCAGTCACCGGCCAGCCGGGGAGGACCGGCATCCCCTACTTGGTCAGGGAATGGGATCAGGTGATGAGTTTCTACGAGGAGCAGAGGAACCGTGGTAAAGCCTCCGCTGAAGCGCGGGGGCGGAAATCGGGGGCGCCGGACGAGCCGAACCCCAACCATGGTTCGAACCATGGTTCAACCGCCGGTTCAACCGCCGGTTCAACCAACCAAGACCAAGACCAAGACCAAGACCAAGACCAAGACCAAGACCAAGACCAAGACCAAGACAAAAAGAAAACTACTACCGCGACCCGCAAGCGGGCCTCGGCGCAAAGGGCCGGTGAGTCCCTGGAGGAGATTCTGAGGGGTGGGAAAGGAACCCCGTACTGGGAAGCCTACTGGAAACTCTCAGGCACTTTCGGCGGCCAGCCCAAGAACCCCGCCCCCAAGACCACGGCCAAGCTCTACATGAGCGCCACCGTGGGCTACCACCCGGATCACATACAGGAACGGGCGGAGGCTCTGCGGGCGTCCATCAGCGAGGTCCGGTTCATGCCTCAACTCCAGAAGTGGCTGGAGGGCCAGGGGTATGCCACCCCGGACCTCCCTGCCCCTCCCCCCCATCCTCAAGGAGCCAAACATGGATCTGCGACCCATCGCCACGCGATGCGCGATGCCGCCCTCAAAGCCCAACTCAGTGACGCCGGAGCCCACACCCTGCCCGGTCTGCAAGATCCCGATGTGGCCAGACCGGAAGAACCCTGGTGAACTGGTCTGCGGCTACTGCCAGGAGCAAGCATGGCTGGCAAAGCGCAAGGCTGAACACCTGGAGAAGATCGGCGCATGGAGTTGGGGCGTCTGCATGGATGCCGGTATGAGTCCCCGCGAGGCCCGGTCGGAAGTCGGGAAGATCCCGGTGGAAATCAAGCGGGCTCTCCCCATCGAGGCCGTCAAGTTCATGCTGGAGGGCAAGCCGCCCAAGGCGGGATTCGGCATCGGGGGCGAGGGCACGGGCGTCGGCAAGACATCCGCGATGGCCGCGATCCTCCGAGCGCACTTACAGGCGCGGGAAGTGGCCCGCGTGAACGAGGGCGGAGAACCCAACCCCTGCCCAGGGGCCGCCGGTCTCCACTGGCGATCCTGGCCGTCTACCGTGGCTCTCATCAGGTCTCGGGCAACCGTGGACGGGTTCGTGGAGACCACTGTGAGTGACATGATCCAGGCCGACATCCTGTTCCTGGACGACCTCGGATCGGAACGCATCAAGGGTTCCTATGTGGAGGACTTCGCCGCCTCCCAACTGGATGTCGTGGTTGATGAGCGCTACCGCCGGGAGGCACCGACCTTCTACACCACCAACCTGAACATGAGCGGCCTAATTGAGTTCTATGGCGCCCGCCTCGTCAGCCGCCTCTGCGGCGACAACCCGCTGGTCATCGTGACCGGCCTCAAGGATCAGAGGTTCAAGTGACCAACTCCCCGATCGAACCCCCGCTGGATGAGCCCGAGGCATACGGGTGGAGCCCTCCTAACATGGCGGAAGATGACTTCCATGTCCCGCCCGATCTGGTCCCCCACTACCGGCAGTTCCGTCCTGGCTATTGGGGCTATGTCTGCCCATCGTGCAATTGCGTGTTAGCCCCCGGCTGGGGGCCGAACATACCCGAGCAGTTCCGGGCGCATATCCGCCCCCACCTGGAAGGGAAGGGATGCTTCCTAAACCCAAAGAAGATGTGACGAATATCACACTTCGCAGAAAAACACGGTTTGGGGGTTGATTACCAGTCAATAGTGGCCGATACTGAACCATCGAAGGAGCCCACCATGAAACGCATCCCCCCAACCCGCTACGCCGGAAAGACGGACGCTGAATTAGCCTTCATCGTCATGGACGCGCAAGAAGCCGCGCAGGCCATGAGGTCCATCGGGAACGAGGATGCCGAGGCGAAATATCTGGACCAGGTGAATGACGCCCTAACCGAGAAACGCCGTCGGCAGGTGAAGAAGTAACCGCCCGGCACATCACCCCACATCACCCCTCTCAAGGAGCCCACCATGACAAACGCCTTTCCCTACCGCCCCGTCCAACTGATGGAGGACATCTACGCCTCCATCCACTTCGCGCCCGAGCGGGGTATCAACAAGCCATGGCTACACTTCTCCACGGGTTGCATGGCCATGACCCCCACCTGCACGGAGGAGACCGTGAGCGCCCTCCGCGCCCTGGCTGATCACCTGGAGGAAGCCTTCCAGATGAAGGCGAAGCGGGCGGCTATCGAGGCCGCCATGGCGGTGTACGATCCCACCCCTGAGACCCCGGCGGGGCCGTCAATCGAGGTGAACAGCCCCGCTGAGGATGCCGCCATGGACGCCCTGGAATCCGCCGTCAACATGGTTCGCCCCCCTGCGCAGGTGCTCGCATGACCCCCACCACGTCCACCGAGCAGAAAGCCCCGAAGGTCATAGCCGATCTGATCGCCAACCTCACGGCGCTCACCACTAACCAGCCCACTACTGCCGAGATCGAAGAAGCCCTCATCACGAGCAAGGCGATCACCAGGGGCCTTTTCGAATGGCTGGCCTCGCGCTACGCCACCCGGGCGCAGGCGCACCTCAGCGGCCTGGACCGCAACACGGATGGCCCCCTGTGAGCATCCACCCCACCATCGCCGCCCTGCGCCCCTACCTCAACGCCTGGGGCTGGGACCACCCGCAGGATGTCCTGGCGGCCCTCAGCACGGTGAAACCCCGCCACGGCATCATCCTAGCCCCATCCCACGTCCTCCCGGCCCAGGCCAGCCGCATCCTCCAGATGCCCGGGACCACCCTGTCCTACCGCGTGAAGCACGGGAACATGGCATCTGAGGTCTGGTGGCAGACCACCATGATCCCCATGTCCGCCGTCATGGCGGAACTGAAGAAGAAGGAGTCATGATGAACGGAAGACCTGCACACCATCCACCCTTGGGGCGCTCGCACGAGGGCCTGACCCCCGTCCAGCCGCTGGCTGGCGCCCTTGCCACTCCCGCCGATCCCGGCGCTGATGACATTCCGTTCTAGGGAGATCACATGGAAACGATCACTTTCAGGGTCAAAGGCGCGGCGCTCTTGATGCACAACATCAGACTGGCGAATCCGCTGGACCCCATCAGCAAGCGGATGAAGGCCCTAACCAGCATCCGCAAAAAAACGGATGAGAATATGTCGGACATCGCAGACATTGAGTTCGAGGGCGGCCTCTACTACGACGAGGCGATCGGCCCCTACATCCCAGGCCTATGGCTGGATGCCTGCCTCGTCGACGGCGGGAAGCTCCAGAAGAACGGCACTAAGATCAAGCAAAGCGCCCTTGTCCTGGACGACATGGTGCCTATCGAATACGACGGGCCGCGAAGCATGGAGAAGCTGAAGGCTGACCCTCGGTTCCGCGATGTCCGCGCCGTGACCGTGGGGCAGGCCAAGACGATGCGGTGCCGCCCGAAGTTCACAAACTGGGCCGCCCAGTTCTCGGTTCAGTTCGACCCGCAACTCATCAACCGGAACGAGTTGGTAGCGGCGCTTCATGCGGCGGGCCAGTGCAAGGGCCTGGGTGACTTCCGCCCCCGGTTCGGACGGTTCACTGCTGAGGTTGTGGAGTGAATTCAGAGACGGCTGGGCTAGACGTGGCAAGGTCAGGTGGGGCGCGGCTAGGCTCGGCGAGGCGTGGCCTGGCACGGCATGGCCTGGCAAGACGCGGCGCGGCAGGGGTGTGCGGCTTCATGCCGCACCACCGAGGGGACTGCGGTCTCTTGGGTGGTGCGACAGCATCAGACGGCCTGGACGGGCTGGGCGAGGCGAGGCATGGCACGGCTGGGCGAGGCAAGGCAGGGTCAACACAAACAACCAAGGGAGAAACCGTGAACGTCAAAAAATCACCGATCTGGAAGCAGGCCATTGAGGACTTCCTGGCCTCGGACTTCGGCTACGGGGATACAGTCCCACACGCCTGGTTCGTGGATCACTTCGGGCTCGAACTGCCCACCACGGCCCGTCAGCAGAAGGACTTTCAGGCTCAACTGGCGCGGTACTTCGCCAAGTTCCGAGGCCACATGCTCAAGCACCACCTCATGGACTTCGTGAACGTGTGGGGCTCCGGCTACCTAGTCGTGAAACCTGGGGATCAGACGCGATATGCACTGAAGGACACGCGAGACGCCATCCGAAAGGCGCTGAGCGAAGGGACCAAGCGGACGGTCTTCGTGAACCAAACCATGCTCACGGAAGCCCAGCGTCAAGAAAACACGGATGCGATCAACAAATTGGCCGCTCTCCAGGCCATTGCATCGCCCAAAAAATGGCTTCACACTCTGCGTGAAGGCTCAAAAGGAGCTATTTGATGCGCCCACTTGTCTATGTCAGCTCTCCCTACACCGCCGCCAGTGAACAGTTGGTGGCGGCCAACACCCAGCGGGCCATCGACTACGGCGCACAGGTCCGCGACATGGGTGCCACGCCCCTGGTGCCCCACGTATCAGTTATCCCGTTCCCCGCGCTGCGCGCCAAGGAAGCCTGGGGCCTGGCGATGCAAGAGTGCCTGACCATGCTCTCCAAGTCCGACGCCATGCTGCTCTGTCCAGGCTGGGAGGAATCCCGTGGGTGCCGCATGGAACTTCTCCAGGCTGAGCAATGGCAGACCCCCGTGTTCTACAATATCCAGGACCTGCGAGCCTGGGTGGAGAAGTCCGCATGACACCCGCTGAAGCCCTAGCCGCCCATATCGCCCAGCGCCCCGAGATGCCTCGCCCTTATGACCCCGACAGCGCCGAGGCCATCGCCTGGTATCGAGCCATGCAACGATGGGTTGATACCAAGGGACGCCTGGAGTGCGCCGTATCCATGGAGGGCGTTACCGTCGGATTCGAGCGGCAACACCCCGTAGTCACGCCCCGTGCCGACTACATCTACCGTGAGCCAAGGGGCCGGAAACGCAAGAGGCCCGCCTGGTCCGGTGCCACCCGTGAATACAACCGTCAGAAGGCCAGGGAGTCACGGGAGCGCCGCCGGGCCGCGATCCGGGAGGCCATGGGGGAGAACCCGCGATGATTCTCGCAGTTCTCGTTCCCCTCTGGGCGCTCGGGATCGCTGTGATTCTCCGAGACCTCGACCGGGAGCGGTCGGCCCGGATGAAGTCGGCCCGCAAGGTGCGCCCCCTGACGCAGGACGAAAAAGCCGCCCGTGTTCTCTACAGGAAGCGCGACCGGGACCGTGTGCAGGCCTTACGATCCACCCGCTACGCCGAGAAGCAGTTGTGGGAGATGCGGAGACGCGAGGCCGAGCATATCAATCATGTGCGGGACTTCCGCCTGCTATGGGCTGAACGGCTAGGCCTCACATCTGAACCATCCGGAGATACCGGAGAGTTGCCCCCCCGCGTCCATGAGGTGCCCCATGCCTGAAACCAACCTCGACTACCAGCTCTGCATCTTCTTTCTCTTCGCCCTCGGCATGGCGGCGGTCCTGCTGCTGCCCACTCCCGATGAGCATCGCAGCGGGCCCCGCACCCACGACACCACCAAGACCTGGCGGCGGCCATGACGCTCACCGGCCCTGCCGCACGGTGAGCCACAACCTACCAAATCTCAGACTTGCGGCAGGGTCCGAGTGCAACGCCCGGTTGGGCGCGTGGAGCGGAGGGCACAGCATGAGGATGGACCTCGAAGATGGTTATTCAATCACGACGATCTCACCCGCCAGCGCGAGTGACAAAATTTCAATCACTATCGCCAAAGACAACCGAAGCCAAGGCATGGTGTGCCTGGACGCGAACCAATCTGCCGCGTTCATCAGCGAACTCCGTAAGGCGTTCCTTCAATTCACCGAGTAGCGCCCAACGACCAAGTTGACCGGCGTTGCCTGGGAGATGACGAGATGAGACGAGAACCGACCAAGAAAGGCAACGTCCGAGTCGAACGCCCGGTTAGGCGGTGCCCAATCTGCAACGAAGCCGATGGGACGATGGTGAACTACTCGCTTGCGGGTGGGGAGTTCATGATGCACGACACTTGCGCGGCACGGCATTTCCAGCAGGCGTTGAGAAATATCGACTGGGGAGCATTCCCTGGGAGCGAATACAGGAACGGAGAGGCGATCTACGCGAGGTCAATTCTTGAAGGGAACCACCTACCTGAACATGACGCCTAACGCAACACTTAACCGGCCCTGCCGTGGGCCAAGGATTGCTCGACTATCCTCGAAGCCAAAATGCGGAAAGCAGCTAACCTCCCCAAGTAGCGCCTATCCATCTGGAGGAACCATGACGATCCACCCCGCAAATACGCCGGTGGAAGGCGGGTCCAGCCCGGAGAAGTTTATGCCGAACACTGACCCCGAAACAGCCCAGGTCTTAGCCGATGTCCTCGACGCACTGGAGGTCTTAGGCGATGCCCTAGACACGCTGGAGAAGGAGCGAAAGTCGAAAGGCTGGATTCCCTGCGCTGATCGCCTCCCCGAGAAGGGTCAGGAAGTGCTGATCTACCTGGATGAGAACGAAGGCGGGATGCTCGAACTTGGATACACCAGCCTCATCACCATCGCCATTTACACCGGGGAAGGTGATGAGTGGTCCCGTGATTGGGAAGCCGATGCCAATGCGCCCATCGAGGACGGTTGCCAGCCGACCCACTGGATGCCCCTCCCTGAACCCCCGACCGTCTAACAAACACCAAGCTGTAGATGCCCAGAGGCACCCCACATGACTGACCTTTCAACCCTCGAACAATGCCTGCTGACCTGTGATGCCCCCGAGTCCGTATGGCGTCCCGCCCTGGATTCCCTGCGGGATGACTTGGAACAAGCCAGGAAGGACAACGCCAGCGCCTTCGACCTGATCTCCCGTATCAGGTTTGCCCTTGGCGACAACGGTAAGCGGATGCAGGACGAACTGATCGAGTACTGCAAGGAACTGGCGGCGAGGACGGCATGAGCCAGCTTTCTCGCGATGTTTACCGGTGTATCGGAACGACCTGCGGCAAGCGCGATACCTGCGCCTGTTTCATGGACTGTGAGGCAGACGATGGCAGGGGGCTTGGACACCTCATCTTTGCCGACCTGAGCCCCACAGCACCGCCGTTCTACTGCCCGTTCTTCATCGAAAATCCACCAATGTCCACCTAGTGGAACCATGAAGCGTCGATTCGGCCCATCCCCCGCAGGATATATCACATGGCATGACTGGGCAGAGGCTCAGATCAAGGCTGGGAACAAGCAGCGGAAGTGCCCAAAATGCCTCCGCTGGTTCTTCCCCTCCGAAAAGCACGACGAAGAAAACTGCTCTCAACTCCGAGAACATGCACAGCCCCAAGGGCCCGGGTCGAGCAAATGCCCATGGTGTGGTGGTCCTGCCGACAACGGGCATGACCACAGCATCACGCCGAATACCAACCTGTGCTCGAAATGCGCCAGTTCAGATCGAGCCAAGCGAAACCTCGAATACAACCTGCTAATGGAGCAGTGACGCATGAAAGGAGAAGCATGAGAGAGGAAGATGACAACGTCCGACTTGAGCGACAGGTTAGGCGCTTGACGGACGATGAATGCGACGTGTTTCGAAGGATGCCCCTCAGCTTCAACGATATGGTGAGAGCTATTTTTGAGGCTGGCAGGGCTGAGGAACGGGAACGCTACACGGCGCGGGAGGCCCACCTACAAACGCGCATCAACAAACTGGAGAAGTTCATCTGCCACAGCGGAGGATTGACCAACGAGTGGGCCAAAACTTGTCCGTTCGGAACAAAGATGACAGACCACATCAAAGGCAAACTCTATGAATGGTTGAAGCGTAATTGAGCGCCTAACGACCCAAGCTCGGCGGCCCCAACGGGGTCCGCTGGAACGACTGGTTAGGGCGATCAACCAACAAAAGGAGAACCACGAGAAACACGAAATTCATCATCTTCGATAAGCGCGGAACAGTGATTGAGAGACACCCAACCCAACTCCACGGATCGAACCCATGACCCGAACCACCAAGAAGGAAACTCCGATGACGTTGCAACGATATACCCCCGCAAAGCTCCAGACCGTCTTGGCTAATCACAAGAAATGGCTTGCGGGTGACGAAGACTCCAGGGCGGACCTTTATGGGGCCGATCTCTCCGGTGTCGATCTCACCGGGTCGGATCTCGCCGGTGCCGACATCTCTGACGCGGACCTTTCCGGTGCGAACCTCACAAAGGCGATACTCGCCGGGGCGAACCTCCACGGCACAGACCTCGCAGGTGCGAATCTCACCGGAGCGAACCTCGACATGGTAAACCTTACCGATGCTGATCTCTATGGCGCGAACCTTGCCAGGACGAGCCTCTACGGTGCAGGCCTGGCTGGGGCGAAACTGGCCGGTGCGAACCTCTCCGGGGCGAATCTCGATGAGGCGGACCTCGCCGGGGCCGATCTCTCCGGAGCGAATCTTGTCGGGGCGAAACTCACCGGTGCAAGATACGAGGACCTGAAACTGGCCGCAGTCGTGGTGCTCACAGGTCTCTACAAGTACCAATGCTGGGCTGCGGTCAGTGTTGACGGCGCGCCCTACGTGCTCATGGGATGCCTCTTCCACTCAGTGGATGAGTGGGACGCCATCGGCATCCGCAATAGCAACCCCAGCGAGTTCCCTGATGACGGTAGCGCGAAATCTGAGGAGCGCGTGGCGGCCTTTGAGTTTGTGCGGGCCAAGGCGCTACGTATGGCTGAGGCACACAGGAAGGAGATGTCATGACTCCCCGCGCCTCTGAGTACAGATCGGGCGAGATGACGAACTAGAACGCACCCGAGGCAGGGTCCGAGTGCAGCGCCCGGTTAGGCGCAAGCGTGAAAGGGACGATATGAGCAAGTCCATTTATTCATGCGTTGTTGAAGGCGATCCACTTTGCGACGACGCACCAGTTGCACGAAGGCTGCTGCTAGACGCGCACCAGAACCTGAAAGACTTGAGCGAAATACTGGGAGCCATCAAGAACCGTGAGGACGAGGAATGTGATCTTGGGTATCTGATTGGCCAGGTGGAAGCGGCCAGATCTATCCTCGCCACCCACATCACCACGGACTATCGAACGACCTAGCTCCCGAGTTCAGCGGCCCCAACGGGGTCTACTGGGACGACGGGTTAGGCGCGGGATGAAAACAAAAGGAGAAGACATGGATGAGTGGGAATGCCTGAAGGAAATCCTGGAATATTCGATCAAGAAGAACGGCGACAAGCCTCTAACTACGAAGCACCTACTTGCCATGATGAACATGGCTGAACGCAAAGCGGAGCGGGATAGTTATCTGGATCTGGTCGGCATGGGGTCGGATGATTGACGCCTAACAAACCAAGCTAACCGGTCCCGCCGTGGGCCTGAAGGGACGACATGGACCAGAACACACCTGAGGCAGGGCCCGAGTCGAATGACGGGTTAGGCGCGGCCTCGCCATGCACCTGCCTTGCCTGCATACAGACCCACGATCTTCGAGTGGACGGAATCCCGTTGAATTTGGCCCGCATGATTGTGTGCCCGATCTGTGGGGACAAACGGTGCGTCCATGCGAAGGACCATAGCGCGCCTTGCGCCAAATCCGATATTTACGCGCATAACCTGTGGGTCGAGAAGTATATCAACGACTAACACCCGAGCTAACCGGCCCCGCCCGGTAGCTCGATTGAAACCATCTAGTCTTGTCCTGCCGAGCTCCTCGCAGCCTTGAGGATGGCAGCGCCCACCTTGTCGTTCACGGCCTGGGTGTCGGCAGCGACCCGGTGGGTGTACCGCTGGGTGGTCCGTAGGGAGGTCTGGTTCAAGGCCCCTCCGATGGCATGCAGGGAGAGTCCCTCGCTGCCAGCCAAGGTGCCAAAGGTGTGCCGGAGGTCATGGAAATGGACATCCTGGAGCTTGGCTGCTGCTCGAATGCGGAACCAGCCATCATCCAGGTGGACCCGGCATCCGGGCCGCTGGCCCGGAAAGACGAGGGCCACTCCAGGCTTTCGCGGAAGAGCCTGCAGCAGGTCCCATGCTGGCTTCGACAAGTGCTTGAGCACGGGGCCCAGCACCCCCACGGTCTTGTGCTTGCGGAGGCGGTAGGTGTGAGCGCCCAGGTCCACGTCGCGCCATTCGAGGCCGACGATCTCGCTCTTTCGGCAGCCGGTGAGCAACGCGAAGCGCACGGCCGCGGTGAGCCAGATGCTCTCCGATCCCGTGGCGTCCATCTGATCCAGCGTCTTCCAAAGGCGCGCCAACTCCTCCTCGGAGAGGTGCCGATCCCGCTGGTTCTCGGGGTTCCGGTCCAGGTAGAGACAGGGATTCGAGTTCCGGGGGCGATACCCCCAGCGTTCCGCCAGTTCCATCATCTTCGAGAGGACGGACACGGCCAGGTTGGCCGTGCGCGGCGAGTCGGACAAGGAGGCGTGGAACCCTTCAACGTGGTGGGCCTCGATCTCCGCCACACGCAAGGGGCCAAAGGCGGGGATGAGGACGCCCTTCAGGATCCAGCGGTAGCTCTTCACCGTGGAGGCGGCCAGCTTCGGCATGATGTGGTGGCGTAGGAAACGATCCGCCAGATCCACGAAGACGCAATCCTTGGTCGAGGGCTCCCCCTCAAGGTGGGGCGGCTCCCCCTGGAGGATCTTCAGGCGCAGGGCGGTGGCCTTCTCCCGGGCTTCGTCTAGACTCAGGGCCGGCCATTCTCCCAGGGTCCGCCGGTAGCCAGTACCATGGTAGGTGTAGCGGTAGGTGAAGGTTTTCCTGCCCAGGGCCGTGACGCGGACCCCGAGGCCAATGGTCTGGGTATCCCAGAGCTCGATCCGGGGGCCTGGTGTGCTGAGGTCTTCGATCAGGCGCTTCGTGAGCTTCGGCATAAATTACCCCTTGCTGCAGGCGTGTTAGAAAATCATGCTGAGCAAAGCGTGGGAGCCATTGACAATTTAGGCGATCCCGCCCTCCGGTCAAGCACTACGGATCAAGTTGGTGAGATTTCCCATCTCATGCACCTCCGAAGCCAGCTTAATGTCAGCATCTAGTAATTGCAACCTAATGCGCTCTTTTTTGCCATCGCTGAAAACCCCTTCCGGGTCCGTCCCGGGTCAGCAGAAAGGAACCCCATGACCGACGAACCCCTCAACCCCGGCGCCCGCCTGCGCCGCCTCCAAGAAGAAGGCGAGCCCTACCTCCCCATCCATCGTCTGACGGACGTGTCGGAGCTGGTCGTCCGCTTTCCCCGCCTTCCTGGCGCGCCACCGGCCCTCTACGGGGGGGTGATCCGTGTCCGCGTCTATGACGACGATCAGCTCCTTGAGGACCACCTGAGCCCCCTGGAGACCGAGCGTGGCCTCCTCCTGGATGAACACCGGGAGACCATCGAACGGGCCCTGGCCCACCATGGGGCCACCCTCCGGGAGAACCTGGGGTGAGCAGCCCCGAGATCGTCGGGGACAGCGACTATCACAGCCTCGAGATCACCTGTGTCCAGCAGCCGGACGGACGCTGGCGGGTTTTCCCGACCCTCATGGAAGCCGCGGACTGGCCCATCCCCATCACCGGGCGCGACTACTTCGACCTGCCCACCTTCCCGGATCGCTACCTGGCCGAGACCTTCGGTTGCTTCGTGGCCTGGCAATTCCTGGACCGGCTGCAGGTCTGGGACGTCAAGCAGCAGGCCTACCGGGCCGTGGACGTGCTGGAATGAACAGGGCCCCGCAAGGGGCCCTGGCCTTGGGCGACCTCGGCCTCAGTCCGCGAAGGGAGCCAGCGGCTCCGGAGACGCGGGCGCGCAGTTCCGGTCGAAGTTCTGGGCAGTAGCCCGGGTACCCGCCGGGAAGGTCGCGGTGCAGAAGGTCGGCTTGGTCACTGGTTCCTCTGGTGCTTGCGGGATCGACGCAGCCACTTGGGATGGCTCATGGGGCGCAAGGCCAACCGGTAATCATGGAAGGCTGCCCGCGCCAGGGCCCGGAAGGCTCCCACCAGTTGGGCCGCGCCCTCCTCTAGGCCCTGGAGGTTGGGATCCGTGATCTGAACCATGCCCTGAAAGGCCATGGGCCGAGGCCAGTCGGCATCCCAGACCACCCGGAGCACGGAAAGGCTGGGCACCTTGGGATGCCGAACGTAGCCCAGGGTCCGGACGCGCAGGGCGTGGCCCGAGGTGTCCACCGCGAGGGCCGGGAAGGGCAGGGGCTTCCCCAGCACGGTGAGCACATGATGGGCGCCAAGATCACTTCGCTGAAGCACGGGAACCTCCTTGGGTCAGAGCTCGGGTCCGGGTCTGTTCCTGATCCAGGTCCCAAAGGCAGACCCCGACCGAGTAGGCGAACCAGAGCAGCGCGATGACACCCATCACGGCCGCCCCTTGTCGTCCGAACCCATGCGAATGAGCCCGAAGACCAGGGTGAGGATCCAGGTAACGGCCAGGGGCAGATACCACCAGGCCCAATACGCCCCTTGGCTACCCTCCGCGCGCTGGGCCGGGAAGGCCTGATCCAAGAGGTGGCCCAAGATGCCCACCAGCCAGGTGCCAAGACCGACAACGGCCGCGCCTTCCGTGATTCGCTGGGCGCTCATCGCGCATCTCCGGAGCCCTTGAGCACCTGGCGGACCTTGCGGTCCTGGAGCTTGGTGCGATTGGCGGAGAGCACGCACTCGGGGGTGTAACCCAGGTCATCAGCCAGGCGGAAGGCGTACCAGAGTACGTCCCCCAGCTCCAGCATGATGTCGTGGTTGGTCGGTCGGTCCGGGTCGCCCCGGAGGATCTTCTTGAGCTTGCCGGCCACCTCGCCCGCCTCGGAGCAGAGGCCCAGGGCCAGGTAGTTCAGGTTCTCCCGCCTTGCGCTCAGGGCCCCAGGATTGCAGGCCGTGGTGCGCGTGAAGGCGACGTACTCCGCAAGGGTGATGGGGGATGGGGCAGGATGGGCTGTCGGCGGATCCTGCGGTGCCTTCGGGTCCAGGGCTGGTCCGACTCGGTGGATGATACAGGTGAGGCCCTGCGCGTTCGGGGGAAAGACGGGTTTCAGTCCCAGCGCCTGGTTCATCAGGTTGTAGAGGGCCGCAAGCACGTCCTGGGGTCTGATCCCATGGCGGTAGATGGTTGCGCCATCCGTGATGACCGAAACGCAGGCCGCCCCTGAGTCGAGGTTGACCCAAATGCCGTTTCCGATGCGATCCACGAGGTTCACGATTTCCACGTCAAGGCAACGAAGTGGCATGTCACCAAAGAAGGCCGAGAATTGGTCGCGGACGCTTTCCGCAAAGACATCGGCCAGCTTCCGCTCGCTGTGTCCGAACCCAACTGCTTTCGTGGAAGACGAAGCTGGAAGGGTCTTGGCTTGCATCGTCTGGTCCACTTTGTCGCGCAAGGACTGAAGGACCGCATGGGCCGCAGTTCTGGAGTTCACGTCACGAAGCCGAAGGTTCTCAAGCACGGCGAGGGGCGGCTGGCCCGGGGGGTAGATGCCCAGCAGGTAGGTGTCT